AGCGGCAGGAAAAAGCGGAATTCCACTCCATAGTCATTTGGGGTCGAAGCGCGGAGATCGCGGGACAGTTCCTCGAAAAAGGCTCGCCCGTGCTCATTGAAGGGCGGCTCGAAACCCGCTCATGGGTGGATAAGGAAAACGTCACCCATCACAAGACCGAGATCATCTGCGAGAACCTGCAACTTGGCCAGCGACAGGCAAAGCCGGAGGGCGAGGTAAGTAATTCAATAGTGCCGCCGAAGAAGGCAGCCGCGCCGCAACCGAAGCCGGAGCGTGAAACTCGGCGGGATGACATGGCCGGGGGAGAAAGGTCGATGAAGCCTTTGTTCGGAGAGGAGGAAGCGAAGCACGAAGAGATACCATTCTAGTACGTTCAATAACAAACCTATTACACCAATAACCATGAAGCAAATCGAAGTTTCCGATGAAGTGTTTGAGAAGATCAAGGATCAGTTGGGCGATGGTAAGGAAATCTTTACGTATGAGGATTTAGTCGGTAACAAGTATTACTTCCGAACCGTGACGTATCACAGCGTGGGAGAGGTGAAAAAGATCGTAGGACGATTCGCCTATCTTAAGAATGCATCATGGGTTGCCGATTCGGGGCGTTTCATGAATGCTATTAAGGATGGCACTTTGGATGAAGTTGAACCCGTTGGCGATGCGTTTGTGAATCTCGATGCTTTGGTCGATTTCTTCCCATGGAATCATAAACTCCCAACCGAACAGAAATAATATGATCGCCATACTCGCAAATCCAAATACGCTTTTGAGCCGGAGCGGGAGCGGGAGCCGGAGCCGGAGCTGGAGCGGGAGCCGGAGCGGGAGCCGGAGCTGGAGCCGGAGCGTATAATCTTCAACCTATATCCATGAGGAACCGCTACGAAGGAAAATGCTATAAGTGCTCGAAGACCGTCAAGCCGAATGAAGGACATTTTGAGCGGCATGACGGCGGCTGGCGGGTGAAGCACGTCTTCTGTGCCGCCCTGTTGCCCAAAGCGCGGAAACCTAAAGTGTTTGAGGAGATCAGGGGCAACCATCCCATACTCGATATCGTGCCGCAGGAGGACATTCAACCAAAGGCCGAAAGAAAACAAACTTCGCTATTCGGATGACCAAACGCGAACAAAAGCTTCTTGGCCTGGATTTTCTGGTGGCGGCCGCACTCGTTGCGATCTACTGGGGACTCATGGGCGTTTCGATTGATAGCGCCATATTTCCCCTCTCGCTCGCGTGGCTCGGTTTCCACTATTGGATGAAGGGCGTAATGTGAATCTCCCCATGCGACAACCCCCTAAGCTATCGTACAACTGCAAGGAAGGCCACCATCAGGATTGCGACGGCGAAGCGCCGAAGCTCGAATGGAAGGAACCGTGGCGGCCCTGCGCGTGCCGTTGCCACCGGCCGCCGGAGGAGGAGCTGGAGTGGGGCGGCGGACGGCGGCAAAGAAGAAACCGATAATTTACTTTCATGAACTTCATACTCTCAATGATTCTGGTTACGAACCTAAGCCGACAGGCGATCGGCTGGCCTTTGCTCACTCAAAGCTCGACGCTCGACACCATAGCGCAGTATCGCGCGGACGAGATGTGCGACGGCGATATCAGCCATGCGGGCTTTGTTCCCGCCGTCAGGCTTCTTGACCCGAATTACATAACGATGGGCGAAAACATCGCCAAGGGATTCTCGTCGGCGCAGGCAATCGAGGCCGCCTTCATGAATTCGCCGGAGCACCGCGACAACATCCTGAGCATCCTCTACAACACGATCGGCGTGGGGATGTGCGGAAAGGTCGTGGTGGTTGAGTACGGAATGCAATAGCACACCTATCATGCGGAACTATCCGAGACATCCTAGGAAGGGAAGCAGAAATAAGAGTGGCGTGGTCGGCGTTCACTATTGCAAGTATAAGCGCATAAAACAATGGCGAGTCCTTGTCCAAGTCAACGGCAAGCAGACACATGCCGGATATTTCCCGACAAAAGCGATTGCCACAGATGCGCTTGAAAAGGCCGAGGATTTAGCACTTTAGACTTCATGTATCTCATTCCCGTCAAACCGCTTTCGCTCAATCATGCCTATCGTGGCAGGCGATTTGAAACGCCGGAACTAAAAGCTTTCAAAACGGAAGTCATGGCAAACCTTCCGAATGTTGTCATTCCAAAGGGGAAGCTTGCCGTGAAGTATATATTCGGCGTTTCGTCCAAAAATGCCGATGGCGACAATCTCATCAAGTGCCTGCAAGACGCGCTCGCGGTAAAATATAATTTTAACGACCGGCAGATATATTTCTGGGAGGTTGCAAAAGTGGATGTTAAAAAGGGAGAGGAGTTTATCGGTATTGAGATGACACCCTGGGAATGACGTGCATAACCCTGATTGATTTTTCCAACGTGTAGTGGTTAAATGTCAATTAACGATGTCCCATCCCTATGAAGTTGCGTGAACGCATAAAAAACATATGGCGATTAAGCGAATTTTCTCCCGTAAAGGAAGCAGGCGAGAAAATCTCTTTGGTAAAATATGCGGAGGAAAAATCAATATATTCCCCTGCCGAGAAAAAAATGGCAAAAATAGTTCCTTTAAAAGTCGAACAAAAAGAGCAGGATTTATTATTTGAAATACATGAAGGAAATTCTCCTGAATAAATACGTCAAAATCGTTCCCTTGGATCATAAAACCTATCTTCCCACTGAAAATAATTCGTATCAGGAGATAGGAAGGGTGGTCGACTGGGACAAATCATTGACGGGATTGGTCGAGGGATGTCTAGTGTGGTTCGACAGTTTCATGTGCAAAAAATATCCGCGGCCGGATAACGACGATGAGTTTGAATGGTACGTGGCTTTCGATGAACTGGTAAAGATAGAATATGCTGAATAATCGCTACCGAAAAAGCAAATGCAGGGGAAATTGGCTGCATAAATTCGTCACCGTAACATATACGAAGAACGGCATGCTGGAACGATGCGGGCGGTGCGGTTTACGGATTCATTTTCCGAACAATGCCCCCTCGCTTTATTACCTGCAATATAACGTCAGGCGCGTACTGCGAAGCAATGATCCTCTCTTTTGGCGGGAATATCCAGATGCAATTTCATGAATAAAAAATGCAAACGTTTGGAAATCGAAAAGGGAATTGATTTTTACGAATTGGCGAGGAAAATAATTAATGAAGGCATAAAAATATGATACGCGAAAATCTACATTTCGGGGAAGAGGCGAGGGCAAAACTGATGCAGGGCGTTTCTAAGGTGGCGCGGGCAGTTGGCGTCACTCTCGGAACGGGCGGATCAAACAGCTTAATCGAGTGTATCCCGTCCCCGGGCAGCTTTCCGACGAACGATGGCTATCAGATAGCGAATGCCATTCGCCTCGAAGACGTATTGGAAGAAATGGGTCGCAAAATTCTTATCGAAGCCATAAACAAAGCGAACAAGGCTAGCGGCGACGGTTCTTCGACGACCTGCGTCTTGACGGCGGCAATTCTCGAGGAAGGCGTAAAACACATAGGCGAAATTTCTCCCATGCAGATTAAAAAGGAAATAGAAGCGTGTTTTCCCATAATCGAAAAATCGCTGGAAAAACAAAGGCAGGACGTCACGGTGGATACGGTGGGCCAAGTTGCTTCCATCAGCGCGGAAGATGAATCAATCGGTTCAATGATTCAGGAGATTTACCAGGAAATCGGAAAAGAAGGCCTTATCTCATGGGAGGCGTCTAAAACGCCGTATGATTGGTATTCTCTCGGAATGGGCTTGAAGATTGATGGAGCTACCTACGTAAGTCACTATATGTGCGATTTAACGCCGAATGGATTAAAGAAAGAAGCAACGTTAGAAGACGTACCGATACTTTTAGCTCGAAAAAAAATTACGGCAGAGTCTGATTTTCGCGCTTTAATTCCAGCCATGATTCAAGAGGGCAAGGATAAATTGGTCGTTTTCGTGGATGAGATTGAACCAACGATGATTCATAGTTTTATTCGGGCTCGTGATCCTGCCAATTCTAATCCCATGCGGATTCTTGTCGTAAAAATGCCAATCATATTAAATGATGAATGGTGGGTTGATCTGGCTTATGCTACGGGAGCCACGGTGATTGATGATGCTTGTGGAATACCATGGAAAAAAGTCGGTCTTGAACAGTTGGGTAACATAAAAAAAATTAAGGTAGATGAAGAGGCAACGTATCTCGACGGCATAAAGGATTTGACCAGACTGGAACAGGGAGGAGGAATGATTTTTGACTACGTTAATTCGTTACGGGAAGAAGGAAGCGACGATTCTTTGCGCCGGATAGCGAGATTGAACACGAAAACGGCGGTTTATCACGTAGGGGCGCATACCGAAGGAGCCTTGAAGGAACGGATCGACAAAGTCGAAGACGCCATCAATTCGGCCACCGTGGCTCTACAGGCCGGAATAGTAGTAGGAGGGGGTATTTCATTTTTGAATGCCGCAAGGGAATTGCCGGACAATGTAGGCGGAAATATTCTTAAAATCGCCCTACGGAAACCTACCTTGCAAATAATGCAGAATGCGGGAAAAGACGTTAGTGACGAGAAATGTCTTTTCTTCGGCTTTGATACTCTTATCAAAACTTACGGATTTAATTCAAAAACGGGTCAAGTAGAGGATTTAATGAATTCGGGAATCGTAAACGCGAAAAGCGTCGATCTGAACGCCGTTAAAAACGCAATCGGCGTGGCTGCCTCAATCCTTACGATTGGAACGATCGTTACGTTGCCGCGCGAAACGGAGACGGTTTCGGGCATGATTGAGAAAATGGTCGATCAAAGAACATCCGTGCAGCAATGATCCTAAAGCGTTGCGAAATCTGCAAAGCATTGAAGTTTCGCTGGGGGATAAAGCCAAGAACAATAGTGGTCCCCACCGGATTAAGCGCGACAAGCAGGAAGAAAATATGCAAAGGTTGCGCTAAAAAGGCCGAGGATGCCATAAAATCGAAATGAGAAAAAAACATCAATGAAGCTTCTTTACGGCCTTCCATCGCGGTTTGCGGCGCATTGCATAACGTGCAAGCATGTATATCGTCCTCATCCGTTGAGAATTCCCGTAAAACCCAGTCCCTATGTTGACGAAAATGGAAATCTGAACCCGATTCAATACGTCGAAATTTATCAAAGCGGGTGTCTGTGCGGGATTCCAAAGGTCGAAATGGCAAGAAAAAGAGAACATTTTTATTCATTTCCGTGGAAGAAATAAAACAGGTATGTTGCGATAAGTGCAAAGGGGATGAACCGTTGTTTTTCTGCAGGAATAAGGTCTGTACGGTTTGCCACCGCTACGACGCCCTCGAAGCAAACAAGAAAGTGGAAAGGGAAACCCAGAAAATCGTCAACGATCCCGATCCCGAAAGTAATCCGAACGCCATAAGCATCATCAGGCAAAAAGACGGTAATTGGCGGGGAAAATGGAAGAAGAACGGTAAGATGATCGAAAGCCGCACGAATGATCCCCAGACGGTTCTTATCGAATTATTAACTTCAAGTGGTTAGTAGGTATATGATTGGGGAATGGCATTAAAAGACCCAATTAAAATAGAGAAGTGGAGGAAGTGGGGCGAAGAATACCGAAAACGCCCAGAAATTAAGGAACGTATAAGGAAATATGGAGCTGAATATAGTCGCAGACCTGATGTAAAAGCCAAAAGAAATGAAATTAGGCGCAAAGGTCATCGAATAGAATATATTACTAATTATCGCAGGAAATGGCAAAAAGATTTTCCTGAAAAAGTTAGACAATATGCCCATGATTTTAAAGTTAAAAGGAGAAATGAATTATTAGATTTTTTGGGAGACAAATGCGGTAAATGTGGATTTGTAGATAGAAGGGCGTTTCAAATAGATCATAAAAATGGCGGAGGTAGCAAAGAAAGAAAGTTGGTTAGAGCTGGATTATTAGGAGTTATGTATAAGATGATGAAAAATGGTCCCGTTGGTTTCAGGCAAAAATATCAGTTATTATGTGCTAACTGTAATTGGATAAAAAGATTAGAAAACAATGAAATTAAGCGTCCCAGCTTAGAATATAATGTCCACGAGATTGCAGAAAAAACTAGCCGAGGAGATAGTCAAAGACGTTAAATTAAAAAGAATACGTAATAAAAAGGACTTGCTTGTTTCTGCTGGGTATGATGTAGTAACGGCAGAAGCAAGTCCGGGGAGAACGATAGAGCAAAAAGGCGTCTTAGAAGAATTAAATAATCTTGGTTTCAGTGAGGAGGGCGCGAAGAAAGTAGTTGCTGAAATTCTATATTGCGAGAAAGCAAAAGACCATGATCGTTTAGATGCAGCTGATAAAGTTTTCAAGGTTCATGGTTCATACGCACCTGACAAGCATTTGAACGTGAACGTTGATGCCGAACCTTCTCCGGAAATCCGTGAACTGGCAAAAAAACTAAATGAAATGTACCGAGATGCAAAATGAAGAACGATGGTATAATTTATTGCGTGGATTTCTAGATAAAGATTTTGCACAGGAATTAGACGTAGAAGTTCCTGAACACAATGGAAAAGATGCTCCTATCGTTCCGCGCCATGAATTATTTTCTCAAGATACCATTCTCCAGATGCAGTTAATCAGAGAATTGCGCAAATTAAATGAATCCTTAAAAGGTCGCCCTTAACCATAACCATGCATCAGTGCCTTATACCGAAGCCCAGATCGCCGAAGCAATGGAGTTATCGCCAGCGCTCTGGGCGATAAAGCACAAGATCAGGAATGAGGTCGGCTTTCCCATCGAGTTCAAAAAGCGCAAGTTTTTGTTTGATATTTATAACGACCTCAGTCCTTTACAAGTAATTTTGAAACCACCGCAAATTGGAGCAACGGTCATGTTTACGCTTAAAAGCATGTGGGTTGCTAAAAAGCTAAGACGCCAGATTATTTATACGTTGCCCGCCCAATCAGATGTACAGGAAATGGTAGGCGGTTCAATCAACCGCATCATCGCCCAAAACCCTGTCTTGCTCGATTGGGTGAAAGACCATGATACGGTTGAGCAAAAACAGGTGGGGGAGGCGATGATTTTCTATCGGGGAACCATTACCGAGAAATCGGCCATGATGATTCCTTCCGGCTTGAATATCCATGACGAGGTCGATCACTCGAATATGCAACGCATCATCGAGTATGAGAACCGTTTGCAGGCGCAGGAGGATGGAGGATGGCGATGGTATTTCAGTCATCCCAGTCTGGCCGGACATGGTGTCGACGTGTATTGGCAACAATCGGATAAAAAAGAATGGTTTATAAAATGCAAAAATGGACATGAATTTTATCTTAGATGGCCTGAAAATATCAATATCGAAGGGGGGTACTATCAGTGCCAAGAGTGCTCATGCGAGCTTACCGACGCTGAAAGAGTGGGGGGAGAGTGGAGACAAACGAGCAATGGTGAATTTTCAGGTTATCACATTTCTCAACTCATGCTCTACAACAAGAGCGCGAAAGACATCATCAAAGCGTTCAACGACCCGCAAAAAGACAAGCAATACTTCTACAACTACGTCTTAGGGCTTCCGTATATCGGGAGCGAGGACATGATCGAGCCATCGGTCGTTTTGCGGAATTGCGTCGATCAGGTGAACGGCCAAGAGGGGATAACGATTATCGGAGCCGATACTGGACATGGCATCCATTACGTCCTCATGAACGGGGAAGGCGTGTTTTTTTACGATCACGCGACGGAAATAACCGCGTCAAGGGACCCTTACGATAAAATCAGGAGAATACTGCGTGAGTATCCGATGTCAAAGGCGGTATTTGATCAGGGTGGCGATCTGATCGGCGTCCGTAAGCTTCAGGCGGAATATCCAGGCCGTATTTTCCTTTGTTTCTACCGCAGGGACCGCAAGACAACCGAAATGGTGCAGTGGGGAGAAAACGACAAATACGGCGAAGTGTATGTCGACCGAAACCGCATGATGACGCTTGTCGTGGAACAGTTGCGGGATACGGGAAGAATAAGGCTGAACGGAACGAAGGAGGAATGGGCTGAATTCGCGGGCCATTTCGGTTATCTGTACCGTGAGCTTATTACGACCAAGAATACGCCGGAAAAGGACGA